TAAGATAAGCCTCAAGGGTACAGACGAAGGCATCAACAGGCTTAGGGGAGATGGCAAGCGCATCATCGTGCTAGATGAGTGCTCATTCTACAGGCACTTTGACGACCTAATCAAAGAAGTATGCGCCCCAATGCTAGCGGACTACAATGGCCAGCTGATCTACAGCTCAACGCCTAAAGGCAGAAATCATTTCTATAAGCTTAAGCAAAAGGCGCTAGCTAACCCACATAAGTACTTCACCAACTCTTGCACGATGTTTGAAAACCCATTCATCAGCGAAGAGGGAAGAAAGCGTATTCTAGAAGAATACAGTGGCGCAAATGATCCACTTTATAGGCAAGAAGTCCTTTGTGAATATATCGACTTTCAAGGGAAGGTTTTTGCTCTGGATCAAGCTCAGTACGTTGAGAGGATTTGGAATAAAGCAGATATCACCAATGGCTACGTTTGGAGGGGCTTGGATCATGGTTACAGCCCAGACCCTACAGCTTGCGTGTGGCTAGCTTTCAACAAAGAAAAGAAATACTGGCAGATATTTGGAGAGTACAAAAGAGCAGAGCTCCTAATCCATAAGCATGCGTCAGTAATCAATCAGCTCGATGATAGCCAAGTCATTGACACCTTCTCAGATGTAGACCCACAAGTCATCGCAGAATATAACGCGGTAGGTCTGTATTGCACTCCTGCCCATAAGTACGACAAGGAAGCCAGGCTGCTTCGGATTGTTACGATGCTTAGGACTGGGCAGCTCAAGATCGCCTCTAACTGCGTTGAGCTCCTGGATGAGATTGATGGGTATGAGTGGGGACAAGACGGAAAAGACCATCTAATTGACGCTATGATCTATGCTGTATCTAACGCAGTAATCCCAGTTAAGGTTGAGCCAATACCTGACTACAGTCCTAACAAATTAGATTTAGAAAGTGTTTACAGACCCTCGTTTGGTGATGAATACTAACTCGCATTAACAATGTGAATTTGATTTATCACTGAAAGGGATGAATACTAATGGAAGTGAATACAGTTGATACGTCTCAAGGACAGACGTCCGATAACCAAAGCTCGGAAGGTCAATCTCAGGACACTCAACAAAGCCAAAGTCAGCCAAGCACTCCTTGGTTTGATGGAGGGAAGCACAAGTTTAAGATCAACGGAGTTGAGCGAGAGATCACAAGAGAAGAGGCTGAACGGCTAATTCCCTTGAGTGCTGGAGCTTACTCTAAGTTCGAGGAAGCTTCTGCTTTAAGAAAACAAGTTTTAGCTGAACAGGCTAGAGTCAAAAAGATTGAGCAACAGCTAGTAGAGTATGCTCGGTCTAACGCTCACTTGTTTGGTGGACAAAGCAAGGAAAGGTCACAAGGCACTCAAAGCCCTGACCAAACGCAAGCAGCCGATCCAAGAGAATATGAGTTAGTTCAACTTAGAGATGAGTTGAAGTCACTTAAAGAAGGGCTTCAGTCTGAAAAAGAACAGGCTGAAATCATGTCAACAAAGCAAGAGATTGCTAAAGAGCTAGAAGGCGCAAAGGCTAAGTTCCCGCGCTTCTCTACAAAGTACGGTGAGGCCTTACTTAAAGCCCAGTACAAGCAACACCTCGAAAGACTTGCTGACGATGAAGAGCCTCTTTCGATGGAAGAAGTAGCTTTTGCGATTAACTCCGAACTTGAAGAAGACGAACGCAAGGCGTCTCAAGCAAAAGTAGCAAAATTAGAAGAGAATAGAAAAAGAGCGCCTGTTTCTGCCCCTACTACTGGAGCAAGGACTGCGCCTGTTTCTACAAATACAACAGACATGTTTACCGAAATAAGGCGTAAGGCAGGTCTGATTTAAAGGGGGATACAATGGCAAGAACTGTTTCGATGTCGTCTTCTCATGACGCAAATGCACTGTTTAAAGAGTTTTATGTAAATGAAGGGTCTGTAAGTCTTGTTAACGCAAAGACTCCAGCCGCATCTATCTTGATGAAAAATAAGAAGGTTGACTGGGTTGGTGATCAGTTTGTAGCTCCAGTTCGTTTTGGTTCGGCTGTAGGTCTTGGTTACAGGGCTTCAGGCGCTAATCTTCCTACTCCAGTAGCCGCTCCACGCGGGAAGGCTGTATTCCCAGCTAAACGCGCTTATGCAAGCGTTGAGTATGACCGTGAAGCTATCCTTGCTTCTCGCAATGACCGAGGCGCATTCGCAAAAGTTACTGTTGATGAGACTGAAGCTCTTATCGAAGGCTTCCAACTTCATATGGTTGAACGCGCTATCTTTGGCGATGGCTCAGGTAAGCTTGGTCAAATCGCTTCTTTGACTGGCGCTGGAACTGTAGCTAGCCCATGGGTTTTGACCATGAGCACTGTTACTGTTGTAGCTCCTAAGTTCAAAAAGAAATACTTCCCTAAAGGCGCTAAACTTGACGTTTACACCACTGGCGGAGTGTATCAACTCACTGTTCAAGTTGTGGGTGCAAGCTCCACCACGGTGAGCGTTGTTCTTGTCAGCACTGGCTCTGCAGTTGCTCCAAGCGCAGCTGAAGTCCTCTACTGGGAAGGCAACAAAGACGGTGAGATCACCGGACTTGCTAAGTTTGTGACTAGCGGCACCATTTACGGCATCGACAACAGCGTAAACACTGAGTTCAAAGGTATCTCAACCCCCATCACTGGAGCTCTTCAGATTGACGATATCAACTCGGCTGTAAGCGCTACTGAAGAAGAGTCAGGTGAAAGCCCTGATATCGGTTTCTGCGGACATGGCACTTTGGCTTATATCAAGAACTTGATGGAAGACCAAAAGCGTTACAACGTCTCTGAAATCAAATCGAGCGATGGAAAGATTGGCTTCAAAGGCATTCAAATCATGTCTGATGAAGGCGAGTTCTCTCTTGTTGCTTCTCAAATGTGTCAAGGTGATGACATCTGGTTAGCTAAACAGAAGTATCTCCAACTCGTTTGCCGAGCTGACATGGGCTTCTTTGATGACGATGGAACTGTCCTTTTGAGAGATCCAAACAAAGATGTCTACAACGCACGTTACGGCGGCTACTTTGAGCTCTTCAATCATAAGCCTAACACCATTCACCGAATCACCGGCTTCACTCTCTAATAGAAAGGGATTAACAAATGTCATTTCAAGACGGAAAATTACAGTCTGGCTCTTTAGAGGGCCATAAGTGTTTGAAGCTTGTTCCTTTGGTTATTCGTTGGGCAGCTGGAGTTCCTTCTCTAGCTCAAAACCCAATGAATGAGTCGATCACTGTTACAGATACCGGAACTGGTATCGTTACTTTGACTTTCGCAGATGCCGCTCTAGCTCCAATGATTGTTGGAGGTTTAGCGTGCTTGTCTTCTGCTCCAGCTACTCTGGGCAACCTTCTTTCCCTTCACTCTGCTCCAACTGCATCAGTTGTGGCTCTAGTGATTCAGGATGGAAGCGATGCTGCTACTGAAGTAGACCCAGTGGACGTCCACCTCTGCGTCTATAAGCTAGTTCAGGCTTAATCTTTCATCAGGTAGGGGGCTAGGTAGTGATATCTAGTCCCCTCTCTTAAAGGGGAAACAGTGGATAACCTACCTAGGTGGAAGGAGTTGCATAAATGCGCTCACTGAATTTGCTGAAGCACATAGTCCAAGACACAAAGTCTATTTCTAATAGTGATACCCTAATTTTAGCTGCAAATGACCGGAGACTCTATGCTGAGATCACTAATTCGAGTGATGTCGGCATCTGGCTTTCACTTGGTTCAACTGCAGTTATTGGAGTTGGCATCTATTTAGCTCCTAATGGTTACTCATACGAGATCAACCCTGACAACATGTGGCGTGGAGAAGTAAGAGGCATTGCCGCAAGTGGAGCAGGTAAGGTTCTTGGGACCATTGAGGGACAGTAATGGGAGTCAAAGAGCCAAAATATCCATACCGAATAGCTGAAGTAATTGAGCTCCCTGCCAAGGTAGTGGAGCCTCATACTGTTTATGTGGATAGAGTTTTAGAGCGCATTGTTGAGGTTGAGGATACAAAAGCAATAATGGAAATGAATGATCGCCTAGCTGATGCACAGAAGGAAATCGCAAGACTTAAGGGACAACTCTCCAGCACTCAAAGAACAGTAGAAAAGATTGTAGAAGTACCTGTTCAAGTTGAAGTGCTTAAAGAGATATTTATTAAGACTCCTAAGATTGTGTTTCTTTATGTTGGCATTGCTGGCGCTCTAGTAGGTGCGGCGATATGCTATATACTACGATAAAAATTCCTAACCATGTAACAGTCAGTGTTACTAGTGCAGGTGTCCTCGCTCTTCCAGCAAATCCTAGGCGTTTTTATGCAACTCTTGTTAACCAATCAAACGTGCCTATTTGGATAAAGCTTGGCTCAATGGCAGCTGTTGATGACGGAATTTATATTGCTGCAAACGGTTTCTCTTATGAGATTGATCTCAGAAACCTTTGGCTAGGTGATATCTACGCAATACATAATTCTGGAGGGTCCAAGATTATGACCATAATTGAGGGGTATTGATGTCAGGAATTAAGCCCCCTCAAGACTATTGGCTTAGAAAACTAGAGAAGCAGAAGGCTTTCACTTTACTGTTTTCTGTAGTCTTTTACCTTTTAGGTCTTACAAGTGGGGTGCTTATAAATGTCTGGAATACGGCCAGGTGGAGCAAGTGATGATGCTTATGATCAAGCATTATGGAATGGATCAACTACTCCCCCCACTCAAAATGCAATACGAGATCTTGTCGAGGATTACCTCATTCCCCTTATCAATGGGGATCTTCCAGTGAGGACAACTAAGAACGTCTACAATGAAGTAACCGCAGTAGCGACCGCAGTAGAGACAACCATCGTCAGCTACACAGTGCCAGTTGCTAAATACATTAAATTATATTTCATTGATGTAAGCGGAGACAATGTAGCGAGCTTCTTTGTTAAGAAGAACGGAACTGTAATCAGGACTAGGCGCTCATGGTGGGCTCAAGGGACTGATAACATGATACCGTTTTCTCTTGGTCCGAATGACGGAATAATTTTTGAAGCTGGGGATGTAGTTTCATTAACAGTGATTCATAATAGAACAGGGGTAGGCTCTTTTGAGGCTGCTCTAATATTTGCGGAGTATGATGTATGAGCCTAAGTAGATTAGATCGAAAGAAAAAAGAACTCGAATTGATGAAGGTCATGTGCGCCAAGGAAGAGATGCTGTTTAGAATTGAAGAGGCAATGGAGCAGATTGATAGGATTAAACTGAACATAGAGAATCAAGAAAAGCGTATTGAAGAGCTGAAGTTGGAATTAGAACAATAACAATTAAAGAAAGAAGGAAGTCATGGCAGATTATCCAAGCTCATTGCCCGTCAGAAGTGAAGCAGACGGTGCAGATGAACGGTTACAAAGTAAGTTAGTCGATTTCACAACACCATCCCAAGGGATGACCATTGATGCTCAAGGAAATGCCCATGTAGAAGTACATGGCGACAATCCAGCTGGAAGTGATGAAGTACTTCGCTTATCTGAGCTTGGTCATGCTACCCTAGACGGTGTTTACGATGGAACGAACAATACTGACCCAAGCCAAACTGGATTAGTGGTTCACACTCGTAACGCTACCCCAGGAGATACCCATCAAGTCATCCGTCAAACTGGTATCAGCAATGGAACGGTTCACGCTGCGGACATTGCACTTCACGATGCAGCTGGAGCAGCATTCAGTGAGACTAACCCTCTCCCTGTTTACATTGCAGCTGATCCAGGCACTGAAATTGTAAACTATGACACTCAAGCATCACTAGCCGCAAACGCTTCTGATACTCACACCTATGCTGTTGCCTCTGGTATCTTTGAGCTCAAGCAAGTGTGGGCAGCTGCTTCTGGTAAGATGAAGATTGAAGTTGTTTATTACGATGGCGTAAGCCCAACTACAATCGCAGTAGGTTTTAACTCTACTGCTAATCCTAATATCAGCATTTCTTTCCCTCCTTACGTTGTAGTAGGCGCTGCAGGTAAAGAAATTCGAGTGATTAGGACCAACTTGGACAATCAAGCCCAAGATGTTTACTCGACTGTCATGGGTGAATTGAAGTAATTTAGATTTGTGGGGGAGGTTTCCATCAGTTTCCTTTCCCACAACTTTTGAGGTTTAAATGGCTGATCTTACCGATTCACAAGCAGCGCAGAACTCAAAGTTGATTGGCGCATCGAGCGCAGGAATTGAGTCAAACTTTGTAGACGCATCAGCTACAGGCGATCTGTTTATTAGAGACACGCTTAAGGTTGGCGGCACTCAAGGCGCGCTCACGGTTGGGACAAGTGCGGTCGAGGTGAAGGTTGGAGTCTCCCAGCTAACCAACCGCAAGCACGTTACACTTTATAATAACTCAAACTCAACAATCTATTGGGGCCTAGATAGCGGGGTAACTACTTCGACAGGAACTCCCATTCAAAAGGGCGAGATGGTTCCTTGGGCAGCATCTACTGCAACTATCTATGTGATTGCTGGGAGCGCAGGGAATGACACTAGAATCACGGAGTCCACATAATGGGCTTGATTGGTAAGGTTCAATCCGCACTATCGACCTATTTTTTCCCTCTCAGAAACCCAGGTTTTGGCGGCGCACCCTCTGTCATCACGTCATCCGATACTCAGAGTGCAATTGAAGAGGTGTTGAATATTGCTGGCGCATCAGCAAGCCCAGGGTTTGCTTTCACTCGAAGTGGAACGTCTGGGTCTGGTACATGGCTTCAGAATGGATCGGTCCCATCAAACATCACAGGCATTACCTTCCCGTTTTATCAAGGCAAGCTCACTGAAATGACATTTTCCAATGAGAACCTAGCTACTTGCACGGTTGGGATCTACGAACATGACAAGGTGACTTACACTCTTTTATACACAATGACGGTTTCTGCCGCCTACTCGAAAGTCGATAGCGTGACTGGCGTTAATGTCACTAGGGGAAAAGAGATCGCGGTGAAGGTAGTGACTGGAAGTTGTAAGAACGCAAGCGTTCAACTCATTTTAAAAGGAAGCTCTACGCCATGAGTAAGATACTGATCAATAACACGGCATCGCCTCAAGCAGTGGCAGACACTGGGGTCACGATTGCGGCAAGTTCTAACTACACAATCCCCCCACAGGATTACTTACTTTGGGCTGCCTCAAGTAATGTAATTACACTCATCGGAGCTGGGACGCTTACAGTAAATGACGGCAGTGCAAACCTTTCAATTTCTTCCGGCACTGATCTAATCAAGGGAATCTTTCCTACTTCAGTCAAAGTAAAAGGTAATTCTGACGGTACGCTGATTGGAAATGTCGGCGACAGAATGAAAGTTGATGCCCAAGTTACAATCTTACCATCTCCAGGTACAATCCCATCAGTTGGCAGTAAGCTAAGATACGATGACATGAACGCAAGCACGGGCGGTATTGCTCGCAAGACTACAATAAACACTGGGGTGTGGACTAAGATCTATGAGTATCTAGGGTCAGGTATTGTTACGTCGTGTTTAATAAACCACGAAGATAAGAATAATTGGAGAATTAGGCTTCAAGTTGACGGTGAAGAAATCTTTGGAGCTAACGGGATTCTTACTTCTGATCTTGTCTCGGATACTGCCTACGACCTTGACGATGCGGGCTCTCCACTCTCACCGAATGAAGGTAATTTCGGTTTATCCCTTGAGGAACATGACCGCTTTGTGTGGGTTTGCCCTACTGGCTTTCCTGTGCGCTACTCAACATCTGTCAGGTGGTATCTTTATAGGGTAGGTGGAGCGAAGAAGTTCAACGCTGGATTAATCATCTTGACCAAGGAGACCTAAACCAAATGAACGCAAAAAGAGTCGATTGGTCAATCATCAAAGCCTTTGTAGATAGCCGAGGAAAGCAATGCCTACAGGGTATCGAGCACGCTGATAAGTATGATTTGATAGCAGTGGATGGGGTATTGATTCTCACTTGTGAACTAAGAAAAGACTCATCAGACACGACTGATCTTGATGATTACGAGGCGAACTACAAGCCAAGCGCAAATCAGATTCTAGCGCCATCGACAACGGATAACAGAAGGTTGAACGCGGTTAATCGTATTCCGCCAGGATACACCGTGTGCAATACGGGGCGCGGTGATGATATCTCGACCGGCTCTTACGGGACAGGACCTAGGCTTATCTTAGACGCCAATACTCCAAGCGTAGATTTCCAAATGCTAGGCCATTGGTACGGCATCGGTGGGCGAGTTATCTGGGAGTCTGCTAGCCTTGATGATCATTGTGCTGCAATGCTAATGGCCCCTGCTACAACTGGACTCACTCAAACCACAGGTGACTTCAACAAGGTAAACCTTGGCGGCCCATACAACGTGATTGTTCCAGCTGCTCCTGGTACGGGCGCATGGAGCATGGACCTAACGGCAAAGCATGCAAGCACTCAGATTCTAAAGGCTGTACCTGTGCCTGTAGCTGGTAACCTTGGGTTCTTTGATTATGACTCGACTGCCAATGTGTTGACGCCAAACTATGGTCAGACTGGCGGATACAATCTTTATGACTTTGACGTGAACCTGTTTAGATTTTGCAACTCAATCCATGGTCGAAAAATGGATGGCGCAGAGAGTGTAACCGAGTCTAGTGACGTGGTAGGAAAACTACTTTTCAACACATGGATTATTAGATTCAATTTAACGGCTGTTACTCAGGGCGTTCGATGTGGTGCTGTTGTAACGGTCGGCATCCAGCGGAGCACTTGATGGAAGTAGTACTCGCCCAAGGCACCGCTCCACTCTCAAGGCTCATCATGTGGCTCACAGGCGGATCATTCTCTCACTCAGCTCTAAGGTATGGCGGAGTCGAAGAGGAATGGATGGTTCATGCATTCATTTCGGGAGTGGTCCCCGAGTGGTCGAGTTACTTCTTTGCTCACTATCCAAAGACCAAGCGGTTCAAGGTGATCAAATACGAGAAAGAAGCCGAGACCGCGCTAGATGTCATTGTCCAAAAGTATCGGCATCGAGCCTATGACTACGGGGCGATAATAGGAGCTGGGCTAGTGCTCATGCTAGGACGTGTCGGCATACGCATCAGAAACCCTCTAGGAAGCCGGAAAGCTTTTATGTGTACTGAGCTAGTGGTTGAGTGGCTAAATGAGTTCTCAAGCCTCTCAGGCGTCCGTATTCCAGTTTTAGACTCATCCACAGTTACTCCTTTGACGCTTGATCTACTAATGGCGTCATGCCCAGACTTGTTTGCAGAAGTAAAAGTTATGGAATAGAGTTTTTTTAATCGCCTCAACTAATATACCCGCCAGGGGGAGGCAAAGGCTCAAGGAGGGCCTCAATCATGGGAATTCATCTACCTAACCTAGGTGGCAGAGCGCCAACAGGTACGCTAAACGGCTCAAAAAATTCTTTAGATGTTCATGTCGCAAATACTGCGGCAATCCTAGTTAGCTCCACAAGTACAAGTAACGCAGCTCCTGGCGCAGCAATCCCAGCTGAAGCGACAATGGTCGGCGGTACGGATGGCGGGACCCTTCGAGCTGTTGCAGTAAATGCAACTGGGCAAGTTCAAGTGGATCAATTGTCTACTCTTGCGACGCAAGCGACGCTTTCTGCGCTTAACGGAAAGTTTGGCGCTCTTGGTCAAGCTGCAATGGCAGGAAGTGCACCTGTTGTCATTGCGTCCGATCAGTCTACACTACCTGTAAGCGCAGCAAGTCTTCCTCTCCCAACAGGGGCAGCAACAGAAGCTACGCTTGCCGCAGCATCAGCCAAGCTTCCAGCTACACTCGGGGCCCATGCGGTAGCCGCATCTTTAAGCGTTACAGTGGCACCTGACCAAGGCGCTATTCCTGTTAGTGATAACGGTGGATCTTTGACGGTTGATGGAAGCATTTCAGCTTCTAACTTCCCAGCCACAGTAAACACTGATTACGGCACGCCAGGAGCCTCTACAGTTCGAGTGGCTGCAATGCTAGGTGTTGGCACTGCAGCGGTATCTGCAAGCAATCCTGTGCCATCCTACGCAAAGGGGCGGAGTGTCGTCACCTTTGTCAGGAATGACTACTCAAGCGTTAACGTAACTACTGCGGCTTATGTGGAACTCATTGCTTCAACTGGTTCTGAGATCAATCAACTTGAGATCTTTGACTCCTCAGGAGAAACCCTTAAGCTTGCTTTAGGTGCTGCAGCTTCAGAAGTAGATCTCTTGCTGGTTACTCCAGGAGGGAATGGTATCATTCCAGTGAATATTCCCGCAGGAACTCGAGTTTCTATTAGAGCTGTAAGCGCAACGGCAAGCGTTGGAGAGATCGACATTAATTGTTACTCGTAAGGGTAGCACTAGCCATCGGAGGGCTATTTTATGGGATCGGCTGTAATCTTCTCAGGTAGTGCAGTCAAAGCACTAAAGAAGGAGCTCAAGCTAGGTGCTGGAGCTTCTCTTATCTCAGGAACACTTGATCCAAGCTCAAGCGCTGTCAATGCGGTAAGGGGTTCACTTTACCAAAACGAGACTACAGGGAATATATACAAAAAGACAGATAACGGACTATCCACCAACTGGACGCTGTTTTCTACTGGTTCAGATACTACCTACGGCATGACTTCTGATAACCTGTCAAACGGGAATAAAACCGTATCGACAGGGACAAGTCTTTTTGTTCCATATCTCACGATTGACACAGGAGACACCTACACGGTCTCAACTGGGTCTCAGTTGGTATCGGTTGATGTGCTCACAGTAGATGGGACACTAACAGTAAACGGAACAGGAATTGTAAAAGTTTTATAAGGGGAAATTATGAGCGAAATCAGAGTCGATACAATCACTAACTCAGCAGGAACAGGGGCACCTAGTTTCACAGGCGGATTAGTTCCTGGAATGGTTGCGGCATTTGCAAGGACAACTGCACCTACTGGATGGCTTGCTTGCGATGGAAGCGCAGTTTCTAGGACAACTTACGCCGCATTGTTTGCAGCTATTAGCACGACCTATGGCGTAGGAGATGGGTCAACCACGTTCAACTTACCAGATTGCCGTGGCGTATTCATGCGAGGAGCTGGATCTCAAACGATTAGCGGAATAGTTCATACTGGTACACAAGGAACTACTCAAAACGACCAAGTTCAGGGCCACTATCATAGTGTTAGTGATCCAGGACACACTCACAATCTCCAGTTTGCTTCTGCTACTGGTGGATCAACTTATATGTATTATACAGGGCAAGCATTTAGCTCTCCTGGTGTAACCTATGCCGGAGGAGTTTCAAACACCACAGGAGTTACAGTTACAGCTCAAAGCTCAGACGGTTCTAACGGAACGCCAAGGACTGGATCTCAAACGCGTCCAGCAAACATCACGCTACTTTATTGCATCAGCATCTAATCATGAGAATCATTTTACTAGTAGTCGCAGCATCCATGCTTTCAAGTTGTGCAATTAGGGTCTTGGTGAAGGACTGCCAGCCTGTTGTGTGTGATGACTGTGAAGCACCAAAAGAATGGGTTTGTACCGCAAGGAGATAAAATGCCGCTTAAAAAAGGATCAAGCAAAAAGACTGTATCAGCTAACATTAAGGCAGAGATGAAAGCAGGTAAGCCTCAAAAGCAGGCTGTTGCTATTGCTTTAGAGCTAGCAGGAAGAACAAAGACCAAGCCAAAAGCTAAGATTTCAGGCAGGAAATAATGCTTAAAATCAGCTTAAAATTTGGAGCAGAGCCAAGCCCATCACAGAAAGAAAAGCTTCTGAGAGCCAGAGAGCTTTTTGAAATTGTAGTTAATTCAATTGAGTTTAGGCAAAAGGTGCTTTCTTACAAGCACGTTGTCTCAACTTACACCGGGCGTCTTTGGTGGAAAAAGTGGACAAGTAGAGAAGTTATTGGCTTTAGAGAGACTGATCTAAGTAATGATGCTGTTTATATGGCTATCATGGAAGGTGGAGAGTCTCTAAGCCCAGAGCATGATCAAGAGGCCGATATCAGCGTTACGGTGGCCACTGGAAGCCGTGGAGTTATTGGATGGACTAATCCTCATACTCCGATGCAATGGATAAGCTCATGGTTTATAAATAGCTCGGATGTTGATTCAGTAGAGATAGCAGGAAACCTATCTCACGAGTGGATGCACAAGATCGGGTTTGACCATGCGTTTAATTACTACAATGGACGCAATGACACAGTGCCCTACGCTGTTGGAGAAATGATCGTATCACTTGCAAGACAAGTTGAAGGCGGCAAGACTCTGGTTAGGATTTAATGAGGGTTTATGCCAAACGATAGCGTCAATCTACTGCAGGCTTCAACGGCAATCATTGCCGCTCTGTTTAGCCTAAATATTTGGTTTATCCGCTCACTGACTATCAAGATTGATGAGTCCTGGAATGCCATGAGGGATTTTAGGAAGGACATAGAACACTTGAATCAAAAAATTGACTCATTGTCTGATATCTCAAAGAAGGTGTTTCTTTTAGAAAAGACCGTTGCAGTACTTCAGTTTATGGCTGCTAAGTCATCAGACGGCAAAAAAGAGTCAAACATGGAAGAAGTTTTTAGGGCTCTGGATCAGTAGACAGTTATAGTAAATCATTCTAAACTAGAAGCGCAGCTAACCAATAGGCGCGGCGTTAAAGAGGACTTTAAAGCATGGCGACTACTACAGCTAACATGGGGCTTTCAGTCCCATCTGTTAATGATACAGACTATCCCACAAGCATCTCAGACTCATTTAATGCCATTGATGACCATGATCATTCATCTGGTAATGGGGTACAAATCCCAAGCGCAGGAATTCTAGATGGAGCAGTCGGATCATCCAAGCTTGCAACTAATGCAGTTACAACCATCAAGATTACAGATGGAAATGTTACAGAAGCTAAGATTGCTACTAGCGCTGTAACCACTACTAAAATAGCTGACGCAAATGTCACAGAGGGCAAGATTGCAGCTAATGCAGTCACCACTACAAAGATAGCTGACGCAAATGTCACTCCTGCCAAGCTTTCATCAGCTAACTCAAATCAGGGCGCTTCATCTGGCGGATATGTAACCACAAACACAAGTTATACAACTGCAGCCACAGTTACCATCACTCCAAGGGGTAGGGCTCTTATCTTAATGCTTGAGCCTGATGCTGTTGGGGCAGCTGAGATCATTGTTGAAGGTGCTGGGTTAGCTTGCAGAGCTTCTATTGTAATGCTTAAAGATGGAAGTCCCATTGGAGAATGGAAGTTTGGAGGAGCCGCTACTGTTGGGGTTAGCCAAGTTTCTGTCCCAGCATCGGCAATTATTATGACCGATAGAGTTCCTGGAAGCTCTGCGGTTACATACACAGTCCAAGCAAAGATCGACGCAGGAAGTGGTTCAACTTCAATGGCAATTCTTAACGCAAGACTTGCAGCAATAGAGATTTTTTAAATTTAAACAAAAGAAAGGTCATAAAGTTATGATGGCAAAAGCAGGACTCAAGAAAAAAGCACTAGCATCTCTGATGAAGGAGAAGCCTTCTTTTTCTATTAGCGTCAAAAAGTCTGGCATGCACAAAGGCATGATGGGCGAAGAAGACCCAATGGCTAAGATGAAAAAAGAAATGATGATGGAAGAAGGCGCAGAAGGCCCAGAGACAGAAATTGAGATTGAGGCAGGTGGAGAAGGTGAAGACCAAGAGAAGAGAACAGACCTAACTCAAATGATGCTCACTCCAGAAGAAGTCAGGCTTCTCAAGCGCATGCGCGGTGAAGAGTCTGATGGGATGATGGCATGAACCTAGGCCAGATTAGAGACTCAGCACGCGTCAAATCTGATGAGCAAGCGACAGGATTTCTATCTAACGCTCAATTCAATGGGTTTGTGAATCAGGCGCACCGCTTTATCTATGGAAAGATTGCTCAAAGATTTGAGGATTATTTCATTGTTAAAGGCACCGCATTAAATGGCGGTTTATTCGATTCTGTAGCTGAGACTCAAAGCTATAGCCTACCTGCAACCATGCTTAAGGTTGTCCGCGTAGAGCATAGAGACGTTAATTCAACAAGTGATAACGATTGGAGAAGGATTGAGCGGACAAATTCAAACAATGACCATGTAAACGATTACTTCCCTGTTAGGCCAGGCTACTCGCCCTACTTTTCCTACTTTATAGCAGGAAACCAAATACATTTAAGGCCTATTCCAAGAGAAGCGTTTACAGTTCGGTTGTGGTTTGTCCCCATGGCCACTGATATGAGCTCAGATACAGATGAGCCAAGCCTTCCTTCTCCCTACCATGAATTGGTTGCCGAATACGCATCAATCCAGGCCCTAAGAATATCAGGTGAGGGCATCTGGAGAGAGAACCTAGAAATATTCAAACTAGAGCTAGAGAACCTACTAGAGACAATTGAGTTTAGAGATCAGTCTGCAGAGACAATGACCATGACAGACGTGCAGGATAAGTGGATTTATGGCCTATAGCTGGAGACAATGGCGCGTAAAGCGTTTCAATGGCTTGCAGCTTAAGGTTAATCCAACGGATGTGCCTGATGGCTCTTCTATTGATTGTGAGAACGTCTATCAGGGTGGGGATGGGATTGCATCAAAGCGCAAGGGCGCTGCAATCATGTTTGACCAAGACTACACTAGCTCAACTCAAGTAGATGATGTTGGAAGCGCTAGGCTTGGAACAACTAAGTACTACTATCGCTTTGCTGGAGGCTCTTTCCAGTATTCAACCTCTCTTACTGGAGCAGTCAGCACAATAAGCCCTAGCCCAGCCATAGCAGCTCCAGCGACCATTTGGACCGCGGTCCTTGATGACAAGCTGTTCTTTGTGGATGGCACAAATGGGCTTAGGTATTTTGATGGATCAGCCATTAGAGATAGCTCTATTTATGAGCGCCCAACTAATCCTGCAGCTGGATCAGGTGGAACTGGGTTTGACTATACTTACACTGTAGATAATGGGCTTGGTGAAAGCCCCGCATGCTCTACACTACTGGTTAACATTGGCTCTGCAGCATCAATTACAATCTATGCCGCAGCTGGACCGTTTGGAATTCAGCCTGGAAATACGGTTAGGATATACTCAAAGAATACAGGAATTCCTGTTAATTTTAGGCTTGTTGCAGCTCATACTTGGGCAGGTCTTGGCTCAGAAGTAATTGCTACCGCGGCAATTAGTGACACTCAAAATCAGCTTTATTCAGAGCTGGGAATTGCACTCAACAAGACTGCTCCAACTGGGCTTGTTGGGATTACAGCGCACTATGGACGATTGATTGGATGGAAAGACGATAGAGTTTACTGCTCTAAGGTAACAAATCCTCATTCATGGCCAGATGAACAAGCTGTTCAAGAGGCTTTTGTCTATGGCTTTGGGATTGGTGATGAGGATGAGATTAGAACCTGCATCAGCTTTAGAGAGTCTTTGTTTGTTCTTAAGGACACAAAGATTGCAGCCTTTGTTGGGATAGGCCCAGACGATACAGGAAACAATCGCTTTAGCTTTAGGCGTATTGAGACAAATGGGATTGGTTGTGTAGCACCTAAGAGCGCAGTCATCATTGGTGAGGCGTCAAAAACCTATCTGATCTTTCTATCTAGCCAAGGCTTTTATGCATCAAATGGTAATGAACCTACTAGACTAGGTGAACCAATTGAGCCCGAGATTAATCTTTATTCACTATCCAGCAAACAATCAGCTGTTGCTATCCATCATAAAAAAGAAGGCTTTTATTACGCTGTTCTTGGTCCATCAAACGAGAGAAAAACCTATATCTTTGACACAAGAGAAGACAATGGGACTCAAGTTGGATGGTTTAGGTTAAGTGGAATAGACATAAAGTGCATGTTTTATGATGACGATAGGTTCTTGTTTGGAACTTATGACGGCATTACAGGCAGTGAGCGAGTAAACAACATTGCTTCAGATTATCAAGACATCAAATATGAGTTCATTGAACCAAGCTCAGTTGATGTTGGCGCAAATACTATTACAACAGGCCTAGAGTACACAACAGGTGACACAGTAAAGATTCGCAGCACTGGAACTGTACCAGTGGGATTGACTGCCAATAATGTTTATTACATAATAGCTATTTCACCAACAGTCATTAAGATTGCATTAACAGCTGTTGATGCTGGCCTTGGAACTGCCATTGATTTGACGTCTCAAGGCACTGGGACAATATCAATCATTGGATCTAAGGCGATAAGTGCATATTACACCACTAACTTTATTCACCTTGGAAGTCCCTCAATTGTGAAGAAGGTGAGTAAGCCATCAATCATTATTAACGCCTTAGCATCTAGCGTGAGCATTGACGTTCAAACTGCTTATGACTGGATAGCTACCTATGGCGATCTCCAGACGCTATCAACTGGATCAACTGACCTATGGGGCGATCTAGCTTGGGGCTCATTTACTTGGGGCTTTGGCGCTTCTGCTACACCTAAGAACGTGGCAATTGCTAGGCGCAAGTTTAGGTCTATTTCCTATAAGTTTTCTAATTCTACGATAAATCAAGACTTTAACCTTCAAGGCATTGAGCAAGCCTATGATCTCATTAGAAACAGGGGGAATTACGCCCTATGAGATTCTATGACTTTGGAAGTACTGACACTCGGACCTTCTTGAGACAGATTGTTGAGTGGAGTCAAAAAAGAGTTAGTATTCAGGACAACATGGATATGCAGGAAATTACTGCCTATCTAAACACTTCTGAAACGGTTGTTCAACACAACTTGGGCAGGATACCTACTGGACTTATTCCAGTATTAAAATATCCTAACAGTATTAAAGGAATTGAGTTTACTAAGGCTTCCGATGCGTCAAAGCTTTATCTCAAGCGAGACACCGCAGGTGAGTGCACTTTTTTGATCTACTAGGGGAGATTTTATGGCTGATGATTTTGGAAGTTGGTTACTTGCTGGATTGACTGCGCCACTAACTGGCGGCATGTCACTTGCTCAACAGGGCTCGGCTGTATCAGCTGAAAAGCGTCAAAGAGAATACGAGAAGCAAGCTGAAGAGGCTAGGAAAAGAAAAAAGGACCTTCAGCTTCAAGGAATTGATCAGCTCCAAGCCCCTGGACAGAGTGAGGCTACAAAGAGAAGGATTGCAGCAATGGAGGCTGAGTCAGGAGCCCCAACTGACACTAGCTTTTATGATACTGAGCTTGTGAATTTAGCTCAAAGGAAAGCAAACGTATATCAAGGCCCAGCAAGCCAAGATCCACTCTATGCAGCAAAGCAACTGCAACTTGCTAGGCAAGGAGCTCAAGGGGTTGCTGGAGTAATGAATAGGCAAGCTCAAGCGGGGTTAACTGGAGGCTTCCAAAACGTAGGAAGCGCACAAGATATTCAAGACAGGCTAGCTGGAGCAACTGCAAGCCTTGCTCAAGACCAAGAGCAGTTTAGAGAAGGCCAAAGAACTCAGCTAGAGAATCAACGCCTAGCAATGGCTCAAGGTAAGCAGCAATTTACTCTTTCAGAGCGTGAGAGAAGGCGTCAACTTGCTGACCAATCGGCTCTTATGCAGCAATCAATTGCTGACTCAACCAGAGAGTTTGAGAACCTTAAAGTTAAAGCAAGACAGGCTGCAGAGATTGGTGATGTTGAGTCTGCTCTTGAGCTATCTAGGCAAGCGCTTGCAGCTAAAGACAAAGCTGAACAAGCTCAACTCAAGTTTTATGGAAATGTTGCTGCAGGCCTTACCCAGGCTGGAGGGGCGGCTCTTGGTGCTGCTATTGGTGGACCCCAAGGAGCTCAAGCTGGAAGCGCTGCAGGTAAGAGCATAGGTGGGGGAATGCAAGCAATTGATACCTCATCACTTGATGACCAAAAACAACAAGTCATGTCAGAAGCGTTTGAGATGCCAAGCTATGATCAAGACATGAGTGAGTTTGGTTATGGAAGACGCCCTAGGGGCGGTAACACTTACGCAAACACTAGAATGATGAGCTAAGGAATAGAGGACCCATGGAAGATTTTGATACAAGCCAGATGGGAATTGACGACCTAGAGGCAATTGTAAAATCCAGAAGAGAGAGAAAAGCAAAGCATAGGGAATACTCTTTAGGTGAGGGCATTGCTGATCTATTCCTTGGAGGAGTTGCTGGAGCTGCAGAGGGCCTTAAGGGAGGAACTCAAGGAGCTCAGGCTGCATCTAATGCGATTGGAGCAAAGAACGCAGCAATAGAAAAGAGAATGAAAGCTCTTGAAGACCCGCTTGATATCAAGCTTTTGACTACAATTGCTGGAATGAAGCAAAAGAACCAGTTGTCTGATTTGATGAGGCAACAAAAAGAGCAGCAACTAGCTCAACAGCTTCAAATAGCTAACGCTGGACTTGGATTGAAAGAGGCTCAACTCACTAACAAACAACTTGAAGGTGAGCTCAGGGAAAAGGGTAAACAAGAAGACAAGACACAAAAAGAAGTCAAAGAGTTTGAAAAGAGCACAGATGATCTCTACAACATGGGAGCTTCAATAGAGAATATTGAAGGGGAGATTGCTTCTGCCATTGGAAAGCCTGGATTTAAGCTAGAGCAGTATGATCCAAAAACTGAAACTGTAAACGGAAAGAGCGTAGACCTTCCAGGAGTGTCTGTTCCTGGACTTGGAAGAGTTACAGCTTATTCAAGTGGAGCGAGATCTCTAGAAAGCACTATTGCAAATCTTGAAAACCAACTCTTAAAAGCTAGGGCTGGGGCTGCGGTAACTGAAAGCGAATATCAGCGCATGCGTTCAGAGCTATCAAGAGCAAGGGCTTCTGCAGAGCCAGAGATGATTCAAAGTCTGTCACGGTTTAAAAATGACTTTGTTAATGCCCTTCAACGTAAGGAACAGGCCTTCCCAAAAGGAGCAGCTGCTCTATCGGAAAGAGGCAGGAAGATTTCTACTGATTACAGAAGAGAAGCTGGCCTAGCTAATCCAGCCCAGCCAGCTGATGACGCAGCTGCAAAGCTTCAAAGATATAACGAACTGAAACAAAAATACGGGCGGTAATATGGAACTGACTCCACAACAAGAGCAGGAGCTAGCGGAGCTTGAAGAGCTTGATAAGCTAGAGCAGGAGTTTGGTTCATCAGCCAAGCAATCCCAAGCAATGACCGCTCTTGAGCATGGGGCAAAGGGTCTTACCGCTGGGTATCTCCCCCAGTTACAAGCTGGAGCAGAGCAAATCATGTTTCCAGTGATGAACGTGCTAACAGGGCAGGACGTTCCTTCTGACTCTTATGTAGAGGCCAGGGATTTGAACGTAGCTAGGCAAGAAGCTCAAGCCAAAGAGTTTCCTGCTACTGCTATGGGCGCTCAGATTGCTGGAGGCCTTGCTCAAGGGGCTGTAATGCCCGCAGGAGCTCTTGCAAAGGGTGCAGGTGCACTTACTGCAGCCGGAAAGGGTATTCTCTCTGGAGCGGCTATTGGAGCATTACAGAATCCAGGAGAGACCACTGGAGAGGTGTCGCCGCTTCAACTTAAAGAGCGTGCTACAGGAGCTCTCATTGGTGGGGGCATTGGGGCTCTAACAGGTGGGGCAGCTGGATTGATTGGAAAGTCTGGAGCAGCTGCGGCAAATAAGGCAGCCGACTTAGAGTCTGCAGCAAAAGAAAAGGCTTTTAAATCATTCGGCCCATTCAAGCGCCAAGTCCAAGAGGCTGCGGCAAGGCCAGGTGGAATTGAAGAGATGGGTGAAGTTGCCATGAGAAGAGGCCTTCTCAAGGGAAACCCAAAAACCTATGAGGAACTTGCTGACGCAGCTGCAAAAGAAAAAGAAGTAGCTGGCAAGGCTCTAGGTGAAATGATTGATCAAATTGATGACGCAGTGAAGGTCATGGGCCAAGTCCCTCCTGGATCTTCTCCACTAGCCCCAACTCTTCTCACTGAGAAGGTTGGACAGTATGCAACTAGAGCGGGTGTGGATAGGTCATCAATTGGAAGCGCTTTAAGGGAAGAGCTCAAGGGAGCTCCTGGAGTCCCTGGAACAAGTGGAAGAAGTGAGTTGTTCAATGAGCTCATTTCAGAGTTTGAGCAGACTGGCGGGAGGCTAATTGGCCTTAAGGACTCCCAAAAGCTTAAAGAAGCGGTAGGAAAAGAGATCAATTGGAAGCGCCTTCCTGGCCAAGATATTCCAGATAAGGAAATGTTTTACCGCGCTCTATACTCGAAACTCAAAACAGGCATTGAGGATTCTGCAGATGCCGCGTCTGAGCTTTTAGGTGAGAAGGCTAGAGATCAGTTTATTAGAGCAAAGAAGGATTACGGCGCTTTATCTATGCTTGAAAAAACAGCATCAAATAGAGCAATGGGCGATTTTGCAAATCGCGTTGCCTCCATGTCTGACTATCAATCAGGACAAGCTGGAGCAGTAATTGGAGCAATGACTGATGTTGCATCAGGTGGAAACCCAGTTGCAGGCGCGGCAAAAGGAGCTGCTATATCTGCGGTTAGCAATCAGATTGCACGTCGATTCGGTCCGCAGATGCAAGCTAAGACATATCAGGGCATGGCTGACTTTTTAAAAAAATACCCTAACGCCAGCATGGATACTTTAGAATCCTTTGTGCAAAGAACAATTCCAGCTACAACTGGAGCAAGAAGCAAAAAGAATAAGCGGCTAAAAGCATTAGAGGATTAATGGAAGCAATAATAGCAGTTGCCATCATGGTAGTGGTTTTAGAGCTAAGGGAGCACAGACTAGCGTCTAGACTTTCAAAGGTTGAGGACTCTCTAGAGTGCCTCCAGGCTGCAATCGGCTCATTGGTTAACACTCAAGAGGCCGTATCTGCAAAGGCTGAAGGATTTAATATCTCTTTGTCAGATAAAATTTCAAAGCTTGAAGACTCAACAGAGATGCTTAAGGTTTCGCATGAGTCAATGGTGAGAGAGTACGAGCTACGCATGAGGCGGATTGATGATGAGCAAGTAAACCGTGGAATTGATGGAATAGAGGGATTATGAAGCAAGAAAGCATCAAGGACATTTGGTTTAAGTATCAGAAAAATCCAGAGCTCTATCGTGATGAGTTAGTTGGAGCAGTTTCATCTCTTGTTGAAGGCTGGAAGTCCGCAAGGGGCCAACAGTATGACAAGCAATGGATCATGAATTTAGATTTCTACAGAGGCAATCACTACGTTAGGGATTACTCTGCAAGCTCTGGAGCTCCCTATAGAGTTCGGCTTAAAGAGAATCATACCAACAATATCCTTCAGAGGATGGTTTCAATATTTGTTCAAAACATGCCAATTACTAGGGTTTTTTCTAACTCTACAGATTGGGAGGACTGGAACAATGCAGAGACTTCAGAGCAGTTTATCAAGTATATTTGGAGACAGTTTGAGCTGGAGCAAAAACTAGGTAGCTGGGTAAAGCATGCAGCTATCTTTGGTCCGGCTTGGATCTCTGTTGATTGGGATGCAAACGCAGGTGGAGTCATGTCTATGGACTCATCAGAGAGTGATGAGCCTAAGAAATACTTCAAAGGTGACTTCAAGATAAAGGTTGATGATCCATTTAAATACAATGTCCGTCCAGGTATTGACCGATTTGAGGACATGTATGATTACGCAAGAAGTGAGATTATGTCTCGCTCTGCAATTGAAACTCTTTACGGCCCTATTACTGGAGACGCGCCATCTCCAAATATGTACCGAACTCAAACTCGGTACGGTGTAAACAGTAACAATGATCCAGACGCAATCCTAGTTAACCACTATTACCATAAGCCCACCTCATGGTTTGAGAAGGGTCTTTATGTCTGTTGGACTGGGAAGAATATTCTAAAGGCCTCTGACTTCCCTTACGACGATAACGAGTTCCCAGCTGAATACCTTGGGTTTGATATCCCACCGATGCAGTTTTACGGCATGTCTACAATTGAGCAGGTGATGGACCTTCAAGAGCAGCTAAACAAAGCTGCGTCTATGATCATCGAGGCCAGAAACCTCATTGCTAGACCAAGGGTGCTTGTCAGCCATGAGGCTCAAGTACCAGTTCAAAGCCTATCTGATAGGCCTGGAGAGGTATTACGATACAAGCAAGCTGGAGGAGCTCCACGGTTTGAAACTCCTAGCTTCAACTTTGGTGAGCTCAGTGCGCACAAAGCTGATGTTAGGAATGCTCTATCAAGTGTCACTGGCATTACTACTGCTAGCCGCGGGGAAATCCCTGCAGCGGCAAGGACTGCGTTGGCACTACAGCTTGTTTTAGAGCAGGACAGGTCCCAGTATTTGCCCTTCATTAAGGCCTTCCATAACGGCATTCTAAGAGTCACTAAAAAGATTCTAGCTAGAGCTGCTCAATTTATCCCTCAAGATGATCCAAGAGCCATTAAGATTGATAGGTGGGGGAGCTCTAAGTTGTTCCATGGTGGAATGGTGCCAAGTCCTCTTGATATGTACCTTGAGGACACAAATCCTCTTGGTTGGACTGCTACAGGCAGGATTGAGGGAGTTGGGCATCTAGCTCAACTTGGAGTGATCAAAGACCCTAACCGAATCCTAGAGATGATTGGCTTAACCAATGTGGACCCTGCTTTTGATAGCATTAAGATCAACAAGCAAGCTGCGCAGATGGAGATTGAGCGTCTAAACAAGGGCGAGATGATTGGTGTAGGCCCAGAGGATGACGACGCTGCTCATTTGGATGAGCACATTAAAATCCCTCAATCGTTTGCGTTTAGACAAATGCCCAAAATTGTGCAAGAGGCTCACTTGCGACATATTGATTCACACAAAAACCGTTTAACTGGAGGTAATCAGCCCCCTGCTCAAGCCCCACAGGGTAAAGTGATGTCAGGAGTTAATCCAGCGGAGCTCGCCTCTGGGGCTGCGCTTGCAATTCCTGGAAATAACATGAACACTTTATTAAGCAAGCCAGGATAACATATCCGCTTGAAGGGGCAGGGAGGCTCATGGAATGAGCAGACACGTTTATGGAAAACAGCCCTGCCCCAGTTGTGAAGAAAAGCTTTTAGGATGCCATCCAAAGCTTCGCGACGTGTTTAACTACATGAGAGAGATTGACTGGATGGCTCATTGCTCTTGGGGGTATAGGGGCAAGAAAGATCAGGATGAGTTTTTTAGGACTGGAAGGTCTCAAAAGAAATATCCAGAGTCTAAACACAACAAGACGACACAAGATGGCAGGCCCTGCAGTGAGGCCATTGACGTTTTCTTTCTAGAGACGCCTGGAACAGCTACTTTTCGCCAAGAATATTATGAGATGATTTGGGAAGAACTCCCCCAAGAGATGAAAGACAAGCTTCGATGGGGGCGCACTTGGGGAGACACTAACCATTTTGAGTTAAAGACTACTTTGCAAAGTAGTCCTTCTGGGGAGTGATTTGAACAGGGGCATAGACTGACATGGTGTCAGGGTGCTC